TAGGTGAAGGGAAAATGAACGAAGCAGTAGTACCTCTTCCAGATGGCAAAGCTATTCCAGTGAATATGGGCTCCGGTATGGGACAAAATAACAATGTTACTGTGAACGTGTCTATGGACGGGCAAGGCAACTCACAATCACAGTCTAATAGTGATGGGCAAATGGGGGCCAATATGGGTAAACTTATTGCTGGTGCCGTACAAGAAGAGCTACAACGCCAGAAGCGGCCAGGCGGGATTCTTAGCCCTTATGGAGCAGCATAATGACAATTGGTATTAATGTAGGCGGAGCTTCTGGCTTTGTAACTCCAGACAGAAATTTCTCGAAGAAAACAAAACCAAGAGTACTAAAAGTTTCTTTTGGGGATGGATATGAACAAAGATTAAAAGAGGGTATCAACACTCTTATGCAAAATTTTAACGTATCTTTTAATAATCGCCCTACACAAGAAATAGATGATATTGTAGACTTTCTAGACTCTAAAGGAGGTACTACTTCCTTTGATTTCACTATTCCTGACCCAGACGGTGTTGGAGATGAAACAACCGTGAAAGTAGTCTGCGAAGATTATAATCAAGTATACTATAATTTAAATATTGGTTCCTGTACCGCAACACTTAGAAGAGTATATGAAGCATGAGCGACATCATAAAAACAGTACAGCTACAAGATCCTGGTTCGGAACTAGTAGTATTGTATGACCTAGAATATTCTTCGGGTAGTTTTGCACACTTCTTCGCGGGTTTAGACGATGACTTAACAGAGCTACAATTTCGAGATTCTGCAGGAGCCGTTCAAACTTATGAAGCTCTGCCACTTGAAGCAGACGGATTCGATATCTCTAGCGACGGAGCTTATTCTCGTCCCGAGATAACAGTAGCAAATATTGAGAGCGTATTTAAAGATGCTATCGGAGGCTTAGACTTTCAAGACCTTATAGGAAAAAGACTTACTAGAAGAACTACTCTTAAAAAATACTTAGTGGGAGAGTCTAACGATTCCGGCGCAGGGAATCCTCCCGTAGAATTCCCAAAAATAGTATATGTTATTGATAGGTTAAAGTCTAAAACTATTATATCAGCAACTTTTGAACTGGCGGCACCTTTTGATTTAGCAGGAATTATGTTACCTAGAAGAATCGTAGTAGGAGGAGCTTGCCCTTGGAAGTATAAAGGGGTGAATAATTCTTCTCCTCGCGGAGGCTGCACTTGGAAGTCCGAAACTTTGGGTGAAGGTACTACTGCAGGGGGAGATGCTATATATATGAATGAATATGATGAGTATATAGTTCCAATAACAATATCTTTCTCTACTGTAGGATCTAGCGTAACAAAAGGGGCTTATTACAGTACTTCTACTAACATAGATAGAGTTAATCAAGATGGAAGTACTACCTCTGTTGCAGCAACTAATTATTGGCAGGCAGTAAGAGACCAAGCTTCCAACCCTACTCAGCCTTCTGATTCTGATAAATTTTACTGGAGAAGAGTTAGGGTATACACTACCGAAGTATCTTTCGGAACTACTAATCCAGCATATACTTATAGACAAGTTGGCCATAACACTTATATACTATCGACTGCCGGTGATTTATGGAGAGCAAAAAGATACGCAACAGCAAATACTACTATCTCACCGAATGCGTTTAGTTTTATAGAAGGAGCTTACTGGACTTCTGGAGATATTTGTGGTAAGAAAGTAACTTCCTGCTCTTTAAGGTTTCAATCAAAGATACACTCAACTATTACTGGCGGAGTAGCTGTAGATAAGACTAAACAATATTTACCCTTTGGAGGATTCCCGGGTGCTAAACAAAGATAAAGAAATATTAGAGCATCTAATTAGTGTTTATCCAGAAGAAGGTTGTGGGATACTAATAAATAAACGAGGCAAAATAGTATGGATGTCGTGTGAAAACACTGCAGTAAAGCCAGAAGAAGACTTTGTAATATCCGCAAAAGATTATATAAGAGCAAGTTTACTCGGTGATATACATGCAATAGTACATAGCCATCCGGATGTAAGCTGTGAGCCTAGTGAAAGCGATATAAAGACGAGTGACTTTTTAGGTATACCATATATTATTTACTCTTTACCTAGCATGGAAAAATATGAGTATACACCAAAAAATGTAAGAAATAAATTACTTGGTAGAGATTATGAGTTTGGACAGAGCGATTGCTATTCTCTAGTAAGAGATTATTATAAACAAGAATTAGATTTAACACTACCAACAATACTATTTGAAGATGATTGGTGGGATAAAGGATTAAACTACTTTGATGACTTATTCCAGAACTTTGGATTTGTAGAAGTAGAAAAACCGCAGGAGCACGATGGAATTATTTTTAGCGTGTTTTGTAATGTCCCAAATCATTGCGGGGTTTATTTAGGGGAAGATTTATTTCTTCACCATGCAGTAAATAGGCTTTCATGTAGAGAATCCATACACTCCGGTTGGGGTCAGCATATAGTGAGATACGTAAGATGCAAACAGTTTATTTAAATGGGGGTCTATCTCAGTTCGGAGAAAAATGGACAACGGAGTGTAAGGATATAGCAAGTATCTTTAAACTCATAGAGTGCCAAACTCCTGGGTTTAGAAAATACTTAACTGATGCAGTAGAAGCTGACGTAGGTTTTGAGATACAAAGAGGTTCTGAATTTTTAGAAAATCCAGAAGAGCTTCTTCTTTCTTTAAACGAGGAAGATATTATTATCACAGAAGTGCCTTCAGGTTCTAAAAGTGGTGGGGCAAAAATATTGGCTGCTATAGCTATTGTAGCTCTTATGTTTACGCCAGGGGGCCAGGCTTTACTATTCAACTCTGCTTCTATGCCTTTAGCAGGCGGAACTGTTCAAGTTGCGGGAGCGGGAGGATTAAATGCTTTTGGCCTTGCTGCTGTTTCTGTAGCAACTAATTTAGCTTTAACAGGTATTACCCAACTTCTCGCTCCAGGACCTGAAACTGAGCCCGATAAAAATGATAGTTATCTCTTTAGTGGTCCTAGCAATAATGGTAGGCAAGGATTACCCGTACCAATTCTATATGGAGAATTGATAGTAGGTGGAATGCCTATTAGTGCTTATTACTCTAATTCTAGATTTATAGCCTCGTCAGGAGTAACAGACCTCGGCATGGGAGTGTACACTAAGACGGGTCAAAACGGGGATTTACTTTTATATAATGAATCATTAAATGAGTTTATAAATTTATCAGATATTGACGAAATATTAGCAGCAGCATCATAATAAGGAATAGATATGGCAAGAGACGCAGAAAATCAATATGGTGCAATTACAGATTTAATTGCTGAAGGAGAGATAGAAGGCCTAGTAAATGGTTTGGCCTCCGTATACTTTAATGGAGTAGCTTTAACTGGTGGAGATAGTTTTTACTCTGTCAGCTCCAGACCTTCTGTAATAACAGTTTCAGGTACGTCTATAACAAATGCGAATGGAATGTTCGATGATGTAACTTTAGCCTCTGGACCTAGGTATGTTCAAATAAAGGGTGCCGGCCGTTCAAGCACATTAACCTCGCAGATTGAAAGAGGCGTAAATCAGGTAACAGTATCTGCCAGTAATTTCTTTGAAGATAAACACACTAAAAGTTTTTTAGAAAAAGACGCGACTAAAAGAGGGCCTAACACTAATTTATCAGATATTGTTAAATACGCTGTCAGAATACCTGGTGCTGGTATTGACGGTAAAGATTACTTAGGGGTAGTACAAGGTTTTGAAGGTACTACAGCAACCCTATTTCCTACGATAAGAACTACGGTTTCTTCGGGAACAGCAATATCTATCGATGAAGTCGGTTTACTTACGGCTATAATAGATGGAAATACAGCCACTTTAGATGCCTCCGTAGAGACTAATGTTACTGATGCTTACGCCATTATGTCTTATGCAATAACGGATAATGAACAACCAGATACTAATGTTCTAACTTACAGCGATTCTTTTTCTTATCTCAAGAGAGGTAGTGTCAACCAACTACCTTTCACAGCCGTTTCCGGAATCCCTGGAGTCTCTTATATTCTAGGGAAAAATGAAGAACTAACTTGGTGGAACGGAGCTGGAGGAACTTCGAACCAAACTACAGTAACTGCCACAGAATTTTCTTTTGGTCAGAACTCTAAAGAAGAGATAGACGATTTAATCGTTCAAATAGAGTTTCCTGCAGGTCTACAATTAAATGGTAGGGATGGGGAAAGCCGCAACGCTTATGCGGAATTTCAAATAATTTTAGAGTATAAAACTTCTTCTACTCAAACTAGTTATACTAAATCATTAATTCATGGAAATGATTACGGAGGAGCTGATTTTAGCGACGGGATAGATCCTTCATCAGGAGCTTATCGTTGGAAGCCGGGAGATGGGGAAACCTCTAGCCTTGTGGATAAATTCGCACAATATAAAAATTTTTACGAAAGATCTGATAAACCAACCTACAGAAGATCAGGTCTTAAAGGATCTTCTGTAAATGGCCTTAGTTCCGCACTTGTATCCAAGAAGGGACAAAATACGGGCTTTGTAAGAGATTTTAAAATATCTCTCACAAACTTACAGCCTTTATATGACTGGCGATTAGTAGTAAGAAGACTAACTCCCGATAATGTAGGGGATTATACTTATAATAATAATAGTTTTATATCTAATGCTAGACTTAAAACAGTAGAAGCAACTATTTCAGATAAGTTTTCTTACCCTAGAACTGCATATGCTGTGTCTGGATTTGCTGCGGAAGATTTTTCTAATCCACCCAGCCGTGCTTTTCACTTGCGCGGAAAGAAGATCAAAATTCCTGATAATTATTTTACGAGAGAAGAGTTAAATAGTAGTGAAGCTCTTTATACTCGAAATACTTCTACAGGAATTAAAGAAAGTACTTACCAGCCTTGGACGGGTGGGTTTAGAAGTTCTTTAGCTTACACTAATAATCCAGCTTGGATTTTTTATGATATTCTCACAAATAAAGAATATGGGCTTGGAGACTTTATTGAAGAAACAGATATAGATATATATAATCTTTATCAAATAGCAAGATACTGCGATGAAATAGTACCTGATGGGAAAGGAGGAACAGAGCCTAGATTCGCGTGTAATGTTTATTTAAACTCTCAAGAAGAGTCATATAAAGTATTAAAAGATTTAGCAAGTACCTTCAGATCAATGATGTTCTGGATTGATGGTAAGATAGTAGCTATTCAAGATAAGCCAAAAGATCCTGTCTATACGTTTACCCAAGGTAACGTTGAAAACGGTATGTTCGATTATACCTATACAGGTCAACGAGCAAGAATTAATCAAGTCAATGTTTCTTGGAACGACCCAGAGCAGTTCTATGCTCAAACAGTTATTACTATAGATGATACGGCTAATATGATTAGTCAAGGAAGAATTATATCAAAGGATGTAGTTGCTTTTGGGTGTACTTCTGAAGGGCAGGCAAAAAGATTAGGCGCCTGGCACTTAGCTACTGATACAAAAGAGACGGAGATAGTTTCTTTTACAACGTCTATCAATGCTTCTTTCTTACGCCCAGGAGATATTATTAATGTACAAGATAGACACTCAGTAGATATCGAATCTAGTGGAAGGCTTTCAACAGGCTCCACAACTTCCTCTATTAACCTAGACAGGCTTGTAGATTTCCCAGGTAGTGGCACTGTAGGCACTGACTGCAACTTATATATAATTTTCACAGAGCCTTCCTTTTTCTTACAGCAAGAGTCCGCAGTAATAAATGAACAAACGTATAATAGAGGAGAGGTAATTTTAGAAGATAAGGATGCCAACCCTTTAATATCGGAAGAAGCAGGAATAAATTTATTAGATGACTCTGGGAATCCTGTAATCGTACAGTATAACAAAAACTCAAGAGTAGAAGTAAAAGAAATTACTAATACTACTACTACAGCACAAACTATTACTATCTCTGGGGCATTCTCAACCCCTCCACCCAAAGATACTATATGGGCAATTAGTAGAAAAGATGATGTAAATACTCCTGAAATTAAAGAATTTAGAATTGCAGGAATTACAGAAGAAAATGGGTACAAATATAGTATAGCAGCTACTCAATATTATAGAGAAAAGTTTGATGAGATAGACATAGATTCTCCCGTATATACTACTTCTTATGTATCAGAAGCAGGAAGAAATAATCCTCCTCCTATGGTACAGAATATTTCTGCGGAACTAATTAACGTCGGCTCAGCAGCAGAAGAAGGTTCAGGAACGGCTACACAAGCAGTAATTTCTTGGACACCAGCAG